TGCAAAGAAACATTTATGCAAATCAGAGCAACGTCACAGATAGTTGGAAAGAAATTAAACTCTATTGTATCTGCTTTAAGAGATGCAAATGGTGATTCCGAAAGAGAAAACGAAATAGTTGGAAATATCACACTTCCCCAAATTGTACAGGTCCTGAAACTTAATCAAGATACAATGAAAATGATTATGGGTATTCCAGATAAACAAGAAGTTAGTCTGGGTGGTAGTGTCGCTACAACTGTGAAACAGGTTGAAGAAGATATGACAGATAAACTTTCTAAACTGTCACCAGAAAAACGTGAGGAATACTTAGCATTACAGGCAGAACTAAATGACGAATCAACAGATTAAACAGATAGGTGCAAGACTTTCTCATTTACAGTTTATGAAATACACGTGGGAAAATCCAAACGAACCGTATGCAGTAGGTCGTCATACACGTACAATCTGTCACCTTATAGATGATGCTGTTTATGACTTCAAACATGGGAAGTCTACTTTCTTGGTTGTAAAGGTACATCCACGAGCAGGTAAGTCAGAAATCCTTTCACAAAAACTGACAGCACATTTTATCGGTGCGTTTCCAGATAATGACGTTATGATTTGTTGTTATAATTCATCTCTTGCAGAGAAAAACTCAAAACTTGCAAGAGGTGTTTTGAACAATGAGAAATACAAAGAACTTTATGGCGATTTAGAATTAGAAGGCGGTGTTCAGCAGTGGAATATTAAAGGTCATAGAGGAATGGTAACTGCATCGGGTTTGATTTCTGGTATTACAGGTCACGGTTATGTTCTTGGTTTGTTAGACGATTATATGGCAGGTCGAGAAACAGCAGAAAGTCAGACAATCCGAGATAAGACTTGGGAGGAGTTTACAAACTCATTTCTTACGAGACGTGCTCCTGTTTCAATCACTATTGTTTTAGCAACTCAGTGGCATGTAGACGATATTATAGGACGCATAGAAAAGAAAATAAATCCCGATAGTCAAAATTATGACAAAGATTTTCCTCAATTCAAAATCGTTGCATTTCCTGCTATAAATGGAGAGGGTGACGTCTGGGTAGAACGCACAAGAGAAACTAAAGCACATTGGGAATATCAGAAATGGGATATATTATTTCCAGAACGATTTACATCAGAGTTTTACAGACAACAAAGAGCATCTCTTGGAGATTATGCGTTTTCAGCATTATATCAGTGCAATCCGCAGTTAAGAGGCGGAAACTTGTTTGTCATGGACAAGATTCAGATTCACGACACAGACGAAGATTTTCCAAAGACGAAATATTACAGAGTATGGGATTATGCTCATAGCGAGAAACAGACCCAAAAGGCGGACCCGGATTATACAAGCGGCACGCTGTTAACTTACACAATGAAAGAAGGACAATGGCATTTATGGGTAAAAGACGTTGTGAGGTTGAGAGCAAAATCACCTGAACGAGATAAAGTTGTTCGTGCCGCCACAGATAAAGACGGCATACCAGTCACAGTAGGTGTTGAAAACTCTACTGATTCTATCGATTCAGTAGATGCTTTACAGACAGCTTTACTTGGTAAACGGAAGGTAATACCCATTAACATAAAGATAGATAAAATAGCTCGTGCCGGATATGTTGAACCGATATTCGAGGCAGGTCATGTTCATATTTTGCGAGGAGCATGGAATCTTGACTGGTTTACAGAAGTAAGGGAATTTCCGAGTGGAAAACATGACGACCAAGTGGATAATATAACAGCCGGATATTTCTTATGCTGTCAGCAACAGACAGGAAATGTTGTAAGTAGTAGGGTAGCAGGTGTTTAATTAGTGTAATTCATAAATATATGCTATAATTCTATTTAAGGAGAAGCTGAAGGACTAACGAACAGAACACAATAAACATAAAAGATGAAATTCCAATTTACATTAAATTTCTTCCAATATGGCAGAAGTGTCGTGATGCTGTTGCAGGTGAGGATGAAGTAAAGTTCAAGGGTGAAATTTACCTTCCAAAACCGAGCGGAATGACAACTGAAGATTATTCCGGCTATAAAACAAGAGCACAGTTTTTCAATGCTACTGGACGTACCTTAGATGGTCTTGCCGGAATGATAAACCGCAAACCGCCGATTGTTACTGTTCCGAAAGGCATGGAAGAATATCTGAATAACGTAGACGGAAACGGTCATACACTTACTCAGTTTATTGATATGGTATGCCGAGATGTCCTCACTACGAACTGGGGAAGTATCCTTGTAGATATGCCGTCTGCTGATAACGTAAAAAGCCAGGCTGATAAAGATAAAGCAGGTCTTTATGCTTATATGACTTATTACAAAGCAGAGGCAAGTATAAATTTTTATTATGAAACAGATGGACGCTTTAATCAGATTAAATACGTTATCTTAAAAGAGCCGACAATTATCAGAAAGCCCGGTACTTATACCACAGAAGTCAAAGACTATTACAGAGTTCTTGAAATTGATGAAAAGGGCAAATATAGACAGACTTTATACAATGACAGGGGCGAAATAATCAAATCAGTAAATCCGAAAACAAAGAAGGGTGAATTTGATTACATTCCATTTTGTTTTATGTCGGTGAAAAATGAGCCAGACAAGCCTCTTATGTTGGACTTGGTTAATGTTAATTTTTCTCATTACAGAAAATCAGCAGACTATGAAAACGGCTTGCACTGGACAGGTGTTCCTACTCCATATGAAAGAGGTTGGATGCCTGAAGGAAAGTACAACGAAGAAACCGGGCAAATGGAAGCCGCAGACCCGATAAAACTTGGTGGTACTCAGTTTCTTTGTTTTCCTCAAGGTGTAGAACAGGTCGGATTCTTGGAGTTTGGTGGTAGTGGTCTCACTCAAATATCCAATGCTATGAGAGAAGATAAGGACAGTATGGCTGTTTTAGGTGCAAGAATTATTGCTCAGCAGAAAAACGGTGTAGAAGCTGCAGAAACCGCCAGAATCCATAACTCGGCAGAAAATTCGGTTCTTGCCTCATTTGCAAACAATATGTCAGCAATCTTTACGAAGATGCTTCGTATTTATCTTGAATGGTCAACAGATAAAGAAATTGGAGAAGATGAAGTAAGGGTTCAGATTAATACTGATTTCGATGTTTCAAAAATGACAGCTCAGGAATTAACAGCACTTGTTTCATTGTGGCAGAGCGGCGGTATGGCTCAGAGCGATTTGTTCAGAAATCTCAAAGAAGGTGAAATACTTGACGCTGACAGAGACCTCGACGAAATGAAAGCTGAGATTGAAGAAGAGCAGAAAGCAAAAGCTCCGGTTATGCCGATTCAGCAGGAATAATAATTAATGTATTCCAAAAAGCTTGGGCTGTTAATCAGCCCTTGTTTTTTATAAAATTACTGTTTTACAGTTAAAATAACAGATAAAAACAATGTTTTTGTGAAATTTCAAAGGAGTAAGCCGAATGAACAAAATCGAGAGTGCTGTTATCAAATATGCAATTGATTTGGAACGGTATAAGAACGGACAAGCAGATGAAATAATAGTACTTCTCGACAAGGCTAATGATGAAATATCAAAGTTTGTTAAACAGACCAAAGGTGTTTACACAAAAGCCAGATACAAGGAAATTGCGAAAAAGATAAAAGAAGTATCTGCAAGGCTCAGAGATGAAATTGAAGAAGGTACAGACCTTGACGGAATAATCGATTATGAGCTGAACAAGCAGAAAAGACTTTTCGGAATAATCAAACCAGAAATACCAAAAAAAAATATTCAGTTTTTATATCCTTCCAGAGAACAGGTAAAGACAGCCGCTTTGTTCAAGCCGATTGATACCAAGTACGGTATGACATACAAGAGTTATCTTGACGGCATTGAAACAGGGCTTTACAACTTGTGGGATTCAGCGGTCCGAACAGGTTATCTTACAGGACAGACTACACAGCAGATTGTGAGAGATGTGGTTGGAACAGCAAGTAAAATTGGGCAGCTTGCAAATCCCGGAGCAATGCACTCATTCAGAAATTCTGTATACGGCAATACCAGAACTGTTCTGCAGTCGTTTGCAAACGAAACTATGAAAAGGGTGTATGAGCTGAATGATGACCTTTTTGGTAGTGAGGCTGAAGATGGTGTTACGTACAAATATGAGTACCTTGCGACACTAGATTCAAGAACCTGTCTTGTCTGTGCAAATTCAGCAAGGCTCTACAAGACACTTGCGGAATGTCCTATTATTCCTCAGCATAGAGGCTGTAGATGCATCATTGTTCCGTACTTCAATATAATGGGTGATACAAGGTCAAGCAAAAACGGACAGGTAAGTGTAAATATCTCATTTGAAGAATGGCTCAAAGAACAGGATACGGAAACCCAGAAAGATGTACTTGGAGTAACCAGATACAACATGTTTAAGTCAGGCACAAGAATCAGTCAGTTTGTTGATAACGGTGTAAAGCTCACATTGAAACAATTGAACGAAAGACTTTCCGCATAATTAAGATTGAAAAAACAGCCGAACAGTGGTATTCTTTGAATCGGGAGGGTAAGCCAAGGAAATGTTCGGCAAATCTGCAAATAGTTAATCCGTTCCTCAAAAAAACGCTTTCAAAATACGCATCTGAAGCTTTGTCCTGCTATATTCTCTCCAAAATCAAGAAAAATCTAACAAAACTCAAAACAGCGTTTAACAGCATTGCATAATGCTGAAAATTATAAACGATGGAGGTGATATAATCATGTATTCAATACTGATTAAGACAGGAGAGAAGAGTTATTCGTACTATATGAATTCTGATGGTACTCAGTACAAGGGAGATACTGAAACCACAAAAGAAAAGATTCAGGAATTGCTTGGTACATATTCACTTGGCAAGCTTGAAGTTGTTCATAACGTAACCCTGACAGCAGAATTCACACTTGAAGACGTGGCTGCTTAATCGTACAAGGGGTAGCGGAATTGCTATCCCTTTTTAATAATACAGTGTACAAAAAGCGCATAAGCATTGTATAATTAAGCCAAACAGGAGGCAGCCGAAGGATTTGGAATGACGGAACTGATTTAGGTTCAATCGAAAGCACAGGCAGCAATGATAACAAATGGAATTTTCAGTTACTTAATACAGACGTGGCTAAACTGCCAACAGGAATAGCCGCAGGAAGTACAGCACTTGTTCTTGATACAGGTGACTTGTACATTTATCATCACGAATTAGCACAGTGGAAGAAGCTGTAAGGAGTTGCTGAAGGGACGCATTACA